TCAGACATTTAATTTCAGTTGGTTTTAAACCTGATATTATTATTCTTGATTACATTGATTGTGTTGAATCCACTAGAAGATACAATGATGAATGGTCTGGTGAAGGTAATGTTATGAGAGGTTTTGAATCTATGTTAGCTGAATATCAAATGGTGGGTTGGACAGCAGTTCAAGGAAACAGAAGTTCAATTTCATCAGACGTGGTTACAGGTGACCAAATGGGTGGGTCAATTAAGAAGGCTCAAATTGGTCACTTCATAATGTCTATCGCGAGGACTCTAACTCAAAAAGAAAGTAATAGAGCAACGATAGCAGTTTTAAAATCTAGATTCGGAAAAGATGGGGTTATTTTTGAAGATTGTACATTTGATAACGGAAGAGTGTTTATTGATACTGAAACTTCTGATACTTTCTTAGGTTATGAGAAAAAAGTTGAAGAAAGAAAAGACGATAACACTAGAGAAAGATTGAAAATGGCAAAACTTAGAAAACAACAAAAAGAATCAGAAGAGAACGTAAATAATAATTAATAATTTATTTTAATTTTTTAAAAAATGGAATTATCAAATCAAATTCTATCAGACATTACTGTCTACATGAAGTACGCAAAATATCTCCCTGAAAAACAAAGAAGAGAGACTTGGGAAGAATTGGTGACTAGAAACAAAGAAATGCACCAAAGAAAATACCCACAATTAAAAGAAGAAATTGAGAATGTTTATAAGTTGGTATACGACAGAAAAGTTTTACCTTCCATGCGTTCTTTACAATTTGGTGGTAGACCGATTGAAATATCACCTAACAGAGTATACAATTGTGCTTATTTACCTATTGACCATTTAGATGCCTTTTCAGAAACAATGTTTCTTTTATTAGGTGGTACTGGTGTAGGTTATTCAGTACAAAAACATCACGTTGAAAAATTACCTGAAATACAAAAACCAAACCCTGACAGAACAAGAAGATACCTAGTTGGTGACTCTATTGAAGGTTGGGCTGACGCTATTAAAGTTTTAATGAAATCTTACTTTGGAGTAACATCATCAACACCAATGTTCGATTTTTCTGATATTAGACCAAAAGGGGCTTTATTAGTCACATCAGGAGGTAAAGCACCAGGTCCACAACCACTAAAAGACTGTGTTCACAACATTAAGAAAGTTTTGGATGCAAAAGAAAATGGTGAAAAACTTACAACACTAGAAACACATGATATTGTATGTCACATTGCTGACGCTGTATTAGCTGGTGGTATCCGTAGAGCAGCACTTATCTCTTTATTTTCAGCCGATGACAATGAAATGATTACTTGTAAATCAGGTGCATGGTGGGAACTTAACCCACAAAGAGGTAGAGCTAATAACTCAGCAGTTCTTCTTAGAAATAAAATTACAAAAGAATTTTTCTTAGATTTATGGAAAAGAGTTGAATTGTCTGGGGCTGGTGAACCTGGTATCTATTTTTCTTACGATAAAGATTGGGGAACAAACCCTTGTTGTGAAATTGCACTTAGACCTTATCAGTTCTGTAATCTTTGTGAGGTAAATGTATCTAACATTGAATCACAAGAAGACTTTGAAGAAAGAGTTAAAGCGGCAGCATTTATTGGGACACTTCAAGCAGGATATACAGATTTCCATTACTTAAGAGATGTTTGGAAAAGAACAACTGAAAAAGATGCTTTAATCGGTGTTTCCATGACAGGAATCGGTTCAGGTGTTGTATTGGGTTATGATATGAAAGCTGCGGCTGAAGCTGTTAAAACTGAAAATGAAAGAGTAGCGGGTATCATCGGTATTAATCCGGCAGCAAGAACTACAACAGTTAAACCAGCGGGAACAACTTCTCTTACTCTTGGAACCTCTTCGGGTATTCACGCTTGGCATAATGATTATTATATTCGTAGAGTACGTGTAGGTAAAAATGAGTCAATCTATACTTACCTATCTATCTACCACCCTGAATTAGTTGAAGATGAAGTATTCAGACCACATGATACAGCTGTGATTTCAGTACCACAAAAATCACCTATCGGTTCAATCCTTAGACATGAATCACCATTCCAATTATTGGAAAGAGTGAAAAAAGTTTCACAAGAATGGATTAAACCTGGCCATAGAACAGGACAAAATACACATAATGTATCAGCAACAATTTCATTAAAAGATGAGGATTGGGAATTAGCTGGTGAATGGATGTGGGATAATCGTAAATATTATAACGGATTATCGGTATTACCCTATAATGGAGGCAGTTATCAACAAGCTCCTTTTGAAGATTGTGATGAAGAAACTTACGAAAGAATGATGAAATCACTTACTAATATAGATTTAAGTAAAGTAGTTGAGTTGAGTGATAACACTGATTTAAGTGGTGAATTAGCTTGTAGCGGATCAGGATGTGAAATCAAATAAAAAAGTAAAAGTGTCTTGGGGTAACGATATTACCTTAACACAACAAGTACTTATAGCATTTTACAATATTCGTAAACAAAATGGTTAAAACTAACCCCTCTTCGGAGGGGTTTTTTATGCCTAAAATTTACATTTCATATTTATAGTATAAATTATATGTTTGGATATTTATAAATAAAAATAATGGCAGAAAGATTTATAAACATAGCATTCCCGTTTAGAGATGATGAAGTAAAAAACTACTTCCTCCAAATGAATAAAAATAGTTATGATGCTATTAAATCTGATTTAATACATCTTTTATTAACAACACCAGGGGATAGATTATATTTACCAGACTTTGGTACAAATTTAAGACAATATTTATTTGAACCTAATGATAATAAAGTTAGAGATGATATTAAAACTGAAATACAAACCGCTGTTAGCAAGTATATACCAAATCTAACAATAACAACTTTAACTGTTGATAGACCCCAAGATAATGAATATGGTAGTAAATCAGAACACACCGCTATAGTTCGTATTGATTACGTGGTTACTGAAGGGGCTTTAAATAAAGTGGATTTTATAACATTAACAGTTTAAAATAAAAAAATATGGCAACACAAAGTAAAAAAATAAATTATTTTGCTAGAAATTTCGCTGACGTAAGAACGGAGTTAGTTAATTTTATTAAATTATATTACCCAGAAGTATTTTCTGATTTTAATGATGCCTCAGTTGGTATGATGTTATTAGAATTAAATGCGGCTGTTGGTGATATGTTATCTTACCATACTGATAGGATGTTTAATGAAACATTTCTTGATTACGCACAAGAAAGAAAAAATGTTTTAGCAATAGCTAGAACATTAGGGTTAAAAATACCTGGATTAAGACCTAGTATTACTTTGGTTGATTATTCTGTTGTTGTACCTGTTTATGGTGATACTTGGGATATTAGATATGCCCCTGTAATTAGATTTGGTTCACAAGTTTTAGGTGGTGGACAAGTTTTTGAAAATTTAGAGGATATTGATTTTTCATCACCTTATACTTCTGGTGGTGTACCTAATAGACTAATTTTACCTAATGTCGATGATAATGGTGTTTTACAAAATTATACTATTGTAAAAAGAGAATTAGTAGTTAATGGTCTGACTAAGATATTCAAAAAAACTATATCTCCAGCAGACTCAGTACCTTTTTTAGAAGTTTTCTTACCTGATACAAATGTTTTATCTATAGAAAGTATTATAAATCTAGAAGGAACAAACTATGTAAACAACCCTACCATAGATCAATTTATAGATCCTAGTTTAAGATGGTATGAAATGGACTCATTAGCTGAAGATAAAGTTTTCATTGAAGACGGTACTAGAGTTAGTGATAATGAGTCGGTAAAACCTGGTAAGTATGTTCATACCACAAGAAAATTTATTAGAGAATTCACTGATAATAATTATTGTAAAATAACTTTTGGTAGTGGGGTTAGTACTGACCAAGAACAATCAGAAAGTTTAGTGGCTAGTGGAATAAAAATAGGTGATTTTATCAACACTATCGCTTTAGGTGAAATACCTAAACCTAATACAACAATGTTTATTAGATATAGAGCTGGTGGTGGTCCTAGTAGTAACGTGGGTCCTAATATTATAAATGGTGTTGGGAATATGTTAATTAATGTTACAGGACCAAATACGGCAACTAATCAAACTGTTATTAGGTCGTTAAGGGTGAATAATCCAGTTCCAGCTATTGGTGGTGCTGGGGTGCCTTCCGTTGACCAAATAAGACAATATACAAAATATAATTTCGCTTCACAGAACAGAGCTGTAACCATTAAAGATTATGAGGCTATATTGGCTAAAATACCTGGTAAATTTGGTTCACCTTACAGACACAAAATCACTGAAACACAAAATAAAATAGTTATTTACACATTAGGTTTAGATGCCTCAGGTAAGTTATCAAACCAATCAACAAATACCTTAAAAGAAAATATTGCCACTTGGTTAGCTGATTATCGTATGATTAATGATTATGTTTTAGTTGGGGATGGTAGAATAATAAATTTAGCTTTTGAAATGGATTTATTTATTGATAAACAAGTAAACCAATCAGAAGTAATAAATAATGTCATAAATAAAGTTAAAAATTATTTTGACATTAAAAAATGGCAAATGGGTGAGACCATTTATATGGCTCAATTAGTTGAGAGTATTAATAATGTTGGTGGGGTATTAAACGTTATTGATATTAGGGTTTATAACCTTATTGGGGCACCATACTCATTAAATTCAATAACATCACAAAATTTTATACCAACAGCTAGTTTAACATCACCAATACCTTTTAATAACGCACAACAAATAGATTTGGGTAGTGATTACGCCTTATTTGGTTCTGTTGATTCTATGTTTGAAATTAAATTCCCTGAAAACGATATAAAAGTAAGAGTAAAAAGAAGTTCTACTGTTACTGATACCGTAAATATCTCTTAATGGATAATATTAAACAAATAATAGGAAGTGCTAGATATAAATTAGCTCCAGATGAAGATTTTAACTACAAAATACATTTGGAGAGTACTTCTAGCGGTTTAAAAAATAATCTAAATAAAATAATTTCAGATTTTAGTGCCGAACAACTTTTTACTGATGAAAGAAATGATTCCACAAAATATAGAATTTTAGGTAGATTAAATTTAATAACAGACAACTCTATTTTTTATACAGTAACAACTACTTCACCTGGGGGAGTACCTCAAATAACAACGTACCCTTCAAACACAGACTGGGATTTTTTATTTTATGTTGACCCTGTTAATGGTATACAACCTAAAAATTGGGTTCTACAAATATTATATCCAAGTAAAATTGATAAGTATACTAATGTGGGTACTAATCAGGCTTATAAAGGTATTTCTATTAATAGTCTCACATCAGTAAATCCTTCTGGTAGTAAAAACCAAGTATTACTTAACACAGAACAAAAAAACAAATTATCCTTTGGTGATATTTGTTATGTATACAGTAATACCCATTTTAGTAATTATACTGGTTTTCATACAGTAGAGTATTTGGGTGTTGATGGTAATTTTTTAGAAAATAATATTAGATTAACCACTGAATATATAGGACCAGCTAACGGCAATAAGTTAACACTAAAAAGAGTAATTAATGTTTCGGATGACGATATTAATTTTGTTGACCCAAAACAAATTTTATCAGCCACACCAACAGACATTAGTGGTAATACCACAGTATCTTTAACTAATGCTAATTACACAACAATTAAAACAGGTAATTTAACACCTGCTTTTTCAGCTTCTACACATAATCTAA